TCATTTCGAACCTCTCGAAGGGGTATTTGGAGACGCCGTTACCGCCAATCCGAAACTCCCGAGCCAACTTGCGAACCTCTCTTTGTTGGCTCTGATATAGACGAAAAAAGCGGAGATATGCTCCAGAGCTTCGAGTGCGTCCATCTCATCGGGTTCTCTTCCTGAGATGATTTTTATCAGCTCTTTATCGGCTTCCGATTGGCTGATCAGTTCAAGTAGTTCTACCTCACTCACCCTGGCTACCTGGCCGGAGAGGAAGTCCTCCAGCTTGGCTTTCAGGGTCGCATTCGAGATCGTGAGGCAGAGTATTTGCCGCAGTTGGCTATAGCTGAGTTTTGGTTCTCGCTTCATAGAATAGTCCTTTATCAGTTACCGAAGAACATCTTGAGGGCAATGCCCAACAGCAGGAAGAACTGCGAGGTGGAGACGCTCAGAAGTATCTTCATGTTCGTCTCCACTCTCGCCATTCTGGTTACCAGTGACTTGCTGCTGTCACCATTGCCATAGATCTCCTCGTGTACTGAATCGATTTTCTCTTTGATTTCAGGTTTACACAGGCAATCCATCTTGGTTCCTTGTCTTTTCAGAGCTTGGTTACGAAGTGCTGTTATATCAGACTCCCGCAGGGATATCCTTGAGCAGGAAGATCTTGTTGGAGGTCACTCCGGAGAACTCGGTGGAAATGACTACGTTGAAGAGGCCGTCCGCCTCTCCCGACCAGTCAACCGTCCAGCGGAGTCCGGTGAAGATCACCACCCTATCCAGTTCCTTGGATGCCACCACTATGGTGGTATCCTTGCTCATGAACAGGGTGCTTTCCAGGAAGTTCTTCTGCTTGGTTGAGAGTCCTGAGATGTTGAGTTCGACCGTGCTGGTTCTCTTGCCGGGAATAGTATAGTTGCGGGTCTTGAGCTTGGAGAGCTTGGAGTCCGTTTTACCGGGCTTCTCAGCCAGTTCACCGAGCAGGTCGAAATTGGTGCTCAGTTCCGTCTTGACCGAGCCTTGAGTTGCATACAGCGTATCGATGGAGGCTTGATCATAGGTGCCGATCCCGAAATAGACGAGATCGGCAATCAAGACGTCCATCAACTTGCTGAAGCCGAGGTCACCCTCGGTCATGTTGGAGGGATAGGTAGGCTGTGAGATGGGCTGGGGCATCAGAACACCCCTTTGATTGCCTTGCCGATGCTAAAGAGCCATTTGCGGTTGTGGAACACGTATTCGATGGCTCCTCCGATGGTTCCGAAGACCTTGAGGATGACATTGGTCTGCTTGGCCGGGAGGGACTTTGTAGCCCGCTCCACCGCCAGTTGCTTCTTGGCATAGTCGTCCAGGTCCTTGGTGGCAGGGTTGGTCTTGATATCCTGGATGATGTCCAGGATGATGGCCAGAGCTGAGTTGACCTTGGCCTTGTCGATCAGCTTCCCGGTGGTTCTGGAGATGATCCAGACCACCAGAGCCGAGATCAGACCCAGGAAAAACTCCTGATTGGCGAAGATGAAGTCCATAGATACTCCTTTATTTGATTATTGCTTAGGTGGTGAGTTTGAACACTTTCACGAAGCCGGAGATGTAGGTGATGCCGGGACGGATGCGGATGTACCAGTGGTACTTCCAGTCCGAACCATGATGTTCCACCTTGAGTTCGGCATCGGTGCGATAGCCGACGATAATGAACTTGGGCAGACCGCCGATGATGTAATCGGCATCCATGAGACGGGGCTTTACGGGGATACCCGCAAAAGAGACGTTGCCGCCTTCCAGTAGCAGGCGATCTCCGGCTCCAGTCTCACGCTTGGCGAGTTCAGCCCGGATGCGAATCAGATCTTTGTGAGCCACGTAGAACTTGAAGTTCTCCTGCTCTTCCAGCATCTCATCAGAGAAAGCCAGGAGAGCCGCTTCGAAGCGCTTCGCCCAGTCGGTATAGGTGGTCTTGGAGAGGTTGGTGACGTCGGTGGCGGTGGTAGCCAGTTTGACTACTCCATCCAGAGCCTTGATCTTGGCGGTGGCGGAAGCCCGGTCACCCTTGAAGAGCAGCAAGCGGATGGCTTTCTCGGTCTTCTTGGCGATGTGGTTCTCCACATAGGCACCGAAGGCATCTTCGCCGTACTTGTCCTTGTAGAACTCCACCACATCCCTTCCCAGAGTGAACTCAGCATTGAGTATCCCGGTGGGTACGGAGAGGTCGGCAGTTGATACGTTCTGAGCAGTCAGAGCACCATCGAGGGAGTTCTTGAAGACCAGATCATCGATCAGGCCGACGTCGATCTTCTCGTCTTTCAGTAGTGGCAGTACCGAGATATCCGAGAGGGTATCTCCGGGCTGGCTGCCAATCACCTCATCAATGAACAGGGAGGTTGTGTTGGCGGTCAGAATGTTCATGGCCTTGCCGGAGTCCACATCGGAGATGCCTTTGTAGATCTCACGATGCGAAGCCTTGACCATGATCTTGTTGCCATCGATGGTAATCTCTTTATCCACATTGGAGAGGTTAGCATCGGGCTCTCCGGGGATGGACTTGGAGATGGCTCTGCTCATGGTGACAGAGAGGTCTTTCAGGCTCTTCTCGATGCTCTTTACCGCATCAGAGACCAGCACTGATCCACTGCTCTTTTCGAGCTCGGTAATGCGATCGGTGATGTTATCGATCCCCTTCTGCAACTCGGAGTTGTTGTTGTGCTCGGCCACCTTGCGAAGCGAATTGAGCTCATTCTTGATCTCAGCCAGGCTTGCTTCCGCACTGCGGTAGTCATCAGCTCGTCCGTAGATGGATACTCCATTAAACTCGCCTTTCTCGACCTTCTGCCAGAGATCTGAGTTGAGATCTTCACACTTCAGTACCTGGACCCAGGCTCCCACCTTGGTATCGGGGAAGTGTTCCCGGTCACTGGTCTTGAGAATATAATTCTCGACCACTGTGAACTCAGGCACCGGCTGCATGTTGTGATTGACGTCACACTTGCCCACCAGGCCATGCTTTGCGAAGTGGTCGCAGGCCTTTTGAATCTCGTCTCGGGAGTAGTAATCGCCCTGCGAGTCGTGGATGTTGGGCTCCATCAGGGTGACGAATAGCCGTCCCTGGGTGCCGCTGGTTTCACTCTTGAACTTGGTGGAGTTGATCTTGTGTTCGAAGCTTCGACCTGAAGCATTCTTGACCACAAATCCCTTCTGATTGGCGGGAGTCATCTCATCGAAGAGAAGCGAGACCAGCTCGACTTCCACGTTGCGAAGCTCTCCCTTGAGAATGGTGCGTTTACGATTCACGCTACCTCCTGTTGTTGATTGTCAGTTATGTAGTTGTGCATTGTTTACTGCGTTCCGAAGTTTCTGTTCTGCATGAAGAGCTGCTCATCAGCGGTCTGCAGCACCTCGGTCAGGTTACCGAAGTTGAAGTCTTCCGGTTTCACGTTCCAGCCGAAGTCGAAGTTGAACTCGTTTGCCAGAGCCAGTGCCAGGCGGTTTTGCAGCGGTCTGACTACAAACTGGTAGAACATCCGCATATCGCTACTATTATCGCCACCAAGCTGCCCAGGAATAAGCTGTGAGACGATCCTGGCAGGTACTCTATGATAGGCAAGGATGCCTTCCCGGAGGTCTTTCTTGAGCCCTAAGAAGCCGCCTTCCCTATCCTGCTGACGTAGTGGCTCAAGGCGTATCTTCACGTCTCTGCTTTCACTCTCGATCAAGACTGTGGAGTGGCTCTTGGCATTGCCTTTAACCTCGGTTAAGGCCTTCTCGATCTCGGTATAGGCATCGGTCAGCACTTCATTGCCCTGCTCATCGGTGACTGTGCCGTCTCTAAGCGTACCTCCTTCCACGATCACAAAATAGTCGATCATCAATCCATTCTTGAAGTTGTTGTAGTCGAAGGTCTTAATCTCACCCAAGATCTCGATGTTGATAGCGATGGGCAGGCAGGCTAGGCCCCAAGCATTGGAGCGATGGGTGGACTTCTTCACATGGATGATGTCCTCGTAGGCGAAGTCCTTCTTCTGATTGTTTTTGACCTGGATGTAGTTGGGCTTGAAGAAGCCGAACTCGTCATAGTTCTCCACGATCTGCACTTCAGAGGGCAGCATGCGTTCCAGTCCCATCCACTGGCCTTGGGCATTCCGCATCTTGATCAGGAAGCCGTTACCGCAAGCCAGATAGAACTTCATCAGTTCTGCCAGGATGGTGGTCTGGTCTTCACAGGCAGGGAACTCGGCATCAATCATCCAGGCTTTGACTTGGCTGTTCTTGCACTCGAACTGCATGATGGTCGCCATGGTCAGGGCATCTATGCAACCACTGTGATACTCGTCGGTATCCAGGAGATTAAGCAAGTTGCTCATCGAGTAGGGTTGAGAGACCACTTTCTTGGTCTCGGCTGCCTTGGATACCAACTGTTTGCCGACTCGACTCAGCTTGGATAGATCTATGGGCTCAGGCTTGTATTTTGTATCCAGCAGATCACTTGCTGAACTGATCGCCAGGTTATAGGCACCTAAACGCATCACTCTCATGAGCCCGCTCCGGTACCAGCTTTGAGTAGGTCGATTTTGGCTATCCGAACCAGCCTGGTGCCATCAATGCGGCTAGTATAGTACTCCACACTGGGCAGGTCCCGGTTCATCAGCTTGAGATAGTAACTCCGGAACTTCTCCTTGAGTTGATACAGTGCGGTATCAGGGTCAGATTCGTTCTGGGCATTGACGATCAGGAAGACCGTCCAGGAGATATCAGTATCCACATACTGCCGGGAGGTGCCGTGCTTGCCTGTCTCGGAATCGAGGATCAGGATGGCGCAGGGCAGATTCTTGGGGATGTTGTCCTTGTTATAAAGGATCTCTGCCACGTCTGCCAGCTTCAAAGCCTCAGTGATGCGTTTGCGCTCGGTTTGGTACTTCTCAACTGCAGTCACAGGCTCACCTCGATGTCGTTTAACTGCTGATATATCCACTGCTCCCGGTTGGCGATCACAGAAGCGAATACATTACGGGCGGCGATGCCTTCCCGCTTGATATTGCCCCGGATGAGATAGGCGATCTCGGCTACGGTCAGAGCTTTACCTGTCTCTTTATCAGTCCAAGACAGGTGCTTGCGTTCGACCCAAGCAATGAGGGGAGCGATCGGAGTCCAGGAAGGCACTTTGCCGCCCAAAACGAATGGCTCGTGACGTACGTTCGAGCCTACTCTCAGGATCATGGCAGTATCGGTGGTCTGCAGCAGATACCCGGTATTGCCGTAGAAGTCGCCCTTGTCATAGATCTGCTGTGCCAGTATCTCCTTGCGTGACTCGGCATCGATCACAGAACCTATCAGGTGCAATCTGCTCTCCAGTGCAGCATAGATAGCCCGGTAGATTTCGATCATCAGCTCATCCGGAGTATTGTAGCTATCAGGCATCAGATCACTCCCACCCGGATAGCACGAGGCTGTCTGGGTTTGAGTTCGTTCAAGCGATCCAGACCAGCCTGATTGAGATATGAACTTAAAACGGTTAGTGCTCGCAGTTCAAGGTTGACCTTAAAGGCGTCAATTTCGCTCCCTGTGAGCAGTTCGGTGGCAGATTGGTCTAATCCTACGGTCTTGACGATGCCCTCGCCCAGGGTCTTCAAATTTAGAAACTCACACGTGCTGTGCAGCATCAGGAAACAGAACCCAAAACGAAAAGAAATGAGAAGAGGCTCCTCTTCCGGCAGGTCATCGTGAGTTGCATGATCATAGTGCTCCTGCAGAACCAGTGAGTGGATCGTCTCCATGACCAATCCCCGATGCTCCTTGAAGATGCTATTATCAGCCATCTCCTTGGGAAGGTTGAGGATGGCAAGCATTGCGTCCGTTTCGACCGGGATAGGAATCACTGACCCTTCCTCATCAGCTCAGAAAGTTCTATCGCCCTCATTCCCACCTGCTTTGCCCACTTGGAAGCAAGCATACCGTTGGCGGCACGCTCCCAGTCTCCGGCACCGATAAAAGCCAGAGTATTCTTGAACTCCAGGAGTCCCTTGATGCCCAAGTTGAAACACATGTTGAGCAGCACCGACTGCCGAACTTCATCGAGCTTATTGTACACCTCAGGTATCTCATCGATAAGCCACTGCTCACAGTCCTGGATATCTCGCTCCAGCATGGCATAGGCTTCTTTCTGGGAGATACCCCGGTCATCGAGATTGCGGCCGATACCGATGGTCAGCCTGCCAGCAGTACAGCGATATGGCTTCAGCCTCAGGCCCTCATGTCTGACTAACTGAGCTTTGATTCGGTTCATCAACGCTTCGGTCATGCTATCTCCTTATTCCAGGTGTGATCATTGATCCAGAGCCAGGAAAGCACTACCCTGTATGCTGACAAATCAGGATGGGCAAGGATGGGACAGAATTTGGTATTGACAGAAATCATCGCTGCATATCCTTGTAAAAAAAATTCACACTGTGAGGGATAGGTGAAACAAATCAGTGATATTACGAGCAAAGCCTTGGAAGACAGACTGTTGGTTGCTGATGAAAAGGAGCAATTGATGATATGTTGCGGTCCTTATGCCATCATGAGTTTCTGTGTATGAACAAGCGGTCGAGACAGAAGTTTATAGAATGAAAGAGGTAAGCAATGTCAGGTGATTTAACTTTTCTAACCAATGAAGCCAATCGTAGTCTCTTGCGGAGACTAGAAGTATTAATGGCAAGTACTCAGTTTTTTGATTGTCTAGTAGGTTACTTTTTTGTGAGTGGTTTTTATAAGCTATACAAATCGCTTGAGCATGTAGAGAAAGTCAGAATACTTGTTGGCTTAAGTACGGATAAGAACACGTATAACCTCATTCAACAATCAAAAGAGCAAAGTGAAATTCCACTGATGTCTCAGGCGCAAATAATTGAAAAAGCACCTGATGCTATTCTTGATGAGTTGGAACACTCTGATGATTCTGTTGATGTTGAAGAGGGTGTCACCAAGTTTATTGAGTGGCTAAAATCTGGTAAGCTTGAGATAAGATCATATCCGGATGAAAGAATCCATGCTAAAGTATATATAATGTCTTTCGTTAGCGGAGACAGAGATGCTGGAAGGGTAATAACAGGATCGAGCAACTTGACTCAGTCTGGATTAAAAGATAATCTGGAGTTTAATGTCGAACTAAAGAGTAGAGCTGATTATGATTACGCAAAAGAAAAATTTGAAGAGTTATGGCAAAAAGCTACTGATCTTTCAATAACCTATGATGATACAATAAGAAACAAATCTCCTTTTGCTCAATTTACTCCATACGAATTATACTTGAAGTTTTTATATGAATACTTCAAGGAAGAGCTGAACCTACCAGACAATCTTGAGGATATATATGTCCCTGAAGGGTTTATTAAACTAAAATATCAAGAAGATGCTGTAGTAAGTGCCAAAAAGGTTTTAGAAGAATACGGCGGGTTGTTTCTATCAGACGTTGTGGGCTTAGGTAAGACATATATGTCTGCATTATTAGCACAGCAACTTGATGGGAGATCATTAGTAATAGCTCCTCCCCATCTTCTTGATAAGAATAATCGTGGGTCGTGGCCTAATGTTTTTGGAGACTTTAGAGTTCCGCACACTGACTTTGAATCAATCGGAAAACTTGAATCTATTCTCTCTCGTGATGTATCGAAATACAAGAACATATTCATTGATGAATCTCACAGATTCAGAACAGAGATGAACCAGACTTACGCTATGTTAGCACAGATTTGTCGAGGTAAGCGTGTTATCTTAGTTTCTGCTACACCTTTGAACAACTCACCGGACGACATTCTAAGCCAAATGAAGCTGTTCCAAAATGGAAAAAACAGCACTATCCCCAATGTCAAAAACTTAGAGGCTTTCTTTTCTCATTTAAAAAAGAAACTACAGGGCTTGGATCGAAAAACTGATAGGGACGAATATATTAGAATTGTTCAGGAAAATGCAGCCCAAACTAGAAACCACATCCTAAAGTACTTGATGGTGCGGAGAACACGCAACGACATCATCAAATACTATTCTGATGACCTCAAAACACAAGGTCTCACTTTCCCCAAGGTTATTGATCCCGAGCCTCTATTCTATCAATTCAACACTAAAGAAAATGCAGTATTCCTCGACACAATGAAGATAATAACCCAGTCCTTTGTATATGCTAGGTATCGGCCACTTACCTACTATAAAGGTGATGTGGATCATAGAGATATTCAAGGGCAAAGAAACTTGACCAAGTTTATGAAAATTCTACTGATCAAACGCTTGGAAAGCAGCTTCTATGCTTTTAAGCTTACGATTGATCGTTTTCTGAAGTCCTACGAGAGGGTCATCAAGGAGTTTGAGAAGGGTCATGTTTACATAAGTAAGAAGCATATCACGAAAATCTTCGAGTTGCTAGACGCAGCCGATTACGACACAATAGAGAAATACATTGAAGCTGATAAAGCGATTAAGCTTGATGCGAAGGATTTCCATCCTGATTTCATCAAACATCTGAAAAGTGACTTAGAGACACTAGAAGATATTCATAGAACGTGGGCTACAATAACTCGAGATCCGAAATGGGAGACATTCGCAGATGTGCTAAAAGTAGATAAACATATAAACAAGTCAAAAGCAATTATCTTCACCGAATCAAAAGAAACTGCTGAGTACCTTTTCAATAGAATAAGCAAAGAAATAGACCCTAAAGCTTTATTGTTTTCCGGATCATCCAGTGAGTTACATCGTAAAGAAGTTATTTCGAATTTCGATGCAAAGGCCTATGATCCAAAAGATGACTTTCGTATTCTGATCACAACTGAGGTGTTATCTGAGGGTATAAACCTTCACAGATCTAACATTGTAATCAATTATGACATTCCTTGGAACCCAACCCGCCTGATTCAAAGAGTAGGGCGTATCAATCGTGTGGATACAGCGTTCAAAGAGATTTATACATACAATTTTTTTCCCACAGAAGAATGTAATGACGCCATTAAGCTAAAAGAGGCAGCAGAAGCTAAGATACACGCTTTTATAGAGATGCTTGGTAATGATGCTCGATTACTAACCGATGGTGAAGAAGTCAAGTCTCACGATCTATTTGCTAAGCTAAATTCGAAACAGACCATTACTGGGGAACAAGAAGAGGAAGATAGTGAACTTGAGTATCTAACGGAAATCCGGAAGATCAGGGATGAAAATGCCGAGCTGTTTACGAGAATTAAAAGACTTCCCAAAAAAGCACGCTCAACAAAGCTTATGCTATCTCAAGGAAGTAAACACAATCTGGAGTTACCCGGACTTCTAACATACTTTAGGCAGGGAAGGCTGGATAAGTTCTTTGTTAGTACGATTGCGAGCAAAGACTCCTTGGAGTTAGATTTCTTCCAATCTGTACGCATACTAAAACCTGATGACGTAAATGAAAACAGGAAAGATATCCCATTGCACTTCTACGAAATGCTAGCCAAAAACAAATCTGCGTTCGAATTTGCTACAAGTATCGAATCTGAAGAACAGATGCAGAGTCATAAAGGTAGTACCAATGAAGTATATATTGCCAAGAGGCTAAAATCTAATGAAGTCAAGAAGTATCATGGTTTCACTGATATTGAAGATGACTATATAACCTCAGTGATTAAACTTCTAAATGATGGAGCATTACCTAAACACATTGCGAAAAAGATAGCAGACAAGCTTAAGAATGAGGTAGACCCCTTGAAGATACTCGGTATCCTTAAGTCAAATATCTCACCAGATTTCTTTAATCCAGTAATAGCAAAAGACGCTGCACAAGGGTTTAAACCGCGTGAAGTAATTCTATCATCATATCTATTGGAGGATGAATGACCAGACAACAGGCTTATGAATTAATAAAAACCACGTTTACACAATCGTTTGATAGAGAAAGATTTGCACACTTCATCAATGAGCTTCTGAATGGGTATGACCAATCGAAAGCAACTTCTTACACAGGTCAGATGGTAAAGTATGCCTTCAAAGAACATGTGAATCATTGCCATCGATTAGGCACCTATACAACTCCCCAGAAAGAAATAATTGATATCCTTACAGTTCATCTTACCAAGGATAGTAAACTCGAGAGAGCCAGAACTGCGATAAGAAACTATGTTGCTTATCATCTTGACCAACATGGAAAAGATGCTGCATTGGTTGCATTTGTTTCTCCCTCTGAAAAGCAGTGGAGATTCTCCTATGTAAAACTTGAGTACAAAACAGTCACCAAAGAAACTGGCAAAGTAGGCACTGATACATCTCTGACTCCAGCCAGACGATTCTCATACATTGTAGGAGAGGGCGAAAGCTGCCACACGGCTCAAACTAGATTTGTATCGATGTTAGAGAACACGCAACATGGTCCCAGTATTGATGAAATTCAGGACGCGTTCAGTGTGGAAACGGTAACGGATGAGTTTTTTAAGCAATATGTAGTCTTATTTAAGGTGTTTTGTAAGGCTCTTGATAATGCAGTAAAAAGCGATGCAAACCTGCAAAATGAGTTCCTAAGTAAAAACGTTAATCAGCTTGAGTATGTAAAAAAACTCATGGGTCAGATAGTTTTTCTTTATTTCTTACAGCGAAAGGGCTGGTTAGGGGTTCCAAAAGATAGAAGCTGGGGAGAAGGCCCCAAGAATTTTCTCCGAAAACTTATCAATAAGGAATTCATTGATTACGTGAATTTTCACAACGATGTGCTTCAGCCGTTATTCTACAAAACACTAGCTACTGATCGAGGGCATGAGGCTTGGTCAACTAAACTAAACTGTAGAATTCCTTTTTTAAACGGTGGTCTGTTTGAACCAATGTGTGACATCAATTGGGAAAATCTTCCCATAAAGCTCCCCAACTCACTGTTTACAAACACCGAACGCGTCGAGGAACATGTTTATGGCTCAGGGATTTTAGATGTTTTTGATAGGTATAATTTTACTGTTAACGAGGCTGAACCATTAGAAAAAGAAGTTGCTATTGACCCAGAAATGTTGGGTAAGATTTTCGAAAACCTAATTGATGAGAACCTAAGGAAAGGTCAGGGAACCTATTATACGCCACGTGACATTGTGCATTATATGTGTCAGAATAGCTTAACAAGTTCTCTTTATAATAAACTTATATCTGATAATGTTTCCATATCATTAGCCGATGTTCAAGAGTTTATCAGAATTGGTGATCAAGCAGCTTTTTACGAAGCTTCAAGACTTTCAGGCAAAGACAGTTACCCAAGAGAACTCCCTGAGAGTATTATAGATCATGCAAGACGGATAGACGAACTACTTTCGGATATTACTGTTTGCGATCCAGCAGTGGGTTCTGGGGCATTTGCTGTTGGCATGATGAACGAGATAGTTCGTTGCAGATGTGCCCTCACTCCCTTTTTTAACACTGCTGTCGAGAGAAATCCTTATCATTTTAAGAGACAAGCTATTCAACACTCAATTTATGGAGTCGACATAGATCACGGGGCCGTTGATATTGCAAAACTTAGATTATGGTTATCGTTAGTTGTTGATGAAGAGAACATTGATCATATAAAGCCATTGCCAAACCTTGATTATAAGATAGTATCAGGCAATTCACTGCATATAATCGAAATTGGAGTGTTCAACTACTCAATACTGAAGAAGATAGAACTGTTGAAAACGAAACTGTTCAATGAGACGGATCACGAGGAGAAACGCTCTCTAAGGAATGAGATAGATTCGGCGATGAACGAGATTACAGGAGGGAGAGTACATTTTGATTTCAAGGTATATTTTTCAGAGCTATTTCATGAAGAGGGGGATGGCTTTGATATCGTAATTGCAAATCCCCCATACATAAACTCAAGAACGATGTCTGCCACTGACCCGATAACAAGGCAATTTGTTCAATCTGTATATAAATATACAAAAGGGAGTTGGGATATCTATATAGCATTCTTTGAGTTGGGATTTCGGATACTGTCAAAAGAAGGGTGCCTTACTTATATTACCCCTGATAAATGGACATCTAGACCTTTTGGAGATACATTCCGTAAGGCAACAACATCAAAGCTTGTATCACTACTAAAAGCGGGTAGGGATATATTCGATAGCGCAAACGTCGACGCTATTGTATCTCACTATAATATGCAAGGACCAAGAACCATAGACGTACTCGATTACAAAAACAACAATACTGAGTATATTCGTAGTATAATAAAGAATGATCTACGGCCCCCATATGCCTATGATTGGTTTTTTTCAGAAAATACCGAGATTCTTGAAAAGATGGAGTCGAGTAGTATTGTATTGCAGAATATTGGCTTATGCGAAAATGCATGCGCTACAGATGATGCTTACAAGTTAAAACCATTTATAGAAGATGGCCATGAAAACGTAGATCCATCTGATTACTTTAAGGTAATTAATACTGGAACTATCGGAAAGTTCCACACGAAGTGGGGCCAGAAGACTATGGTATACCTTGGTAACAGGTACTTGTTTCCAATCGTTAGAAAGCGAGAATTTTTAGCTGCTTTTACCAATACATACGGTTTCAAAGCTAAAAAACAGAAACTGGTACTTAAGGGATTAAATCTTCTTGATGTTTGTTTAGATGAGGGTGGCAATTACATTCCCGGCATACCGACACTTATAATTACTGCAAAAACGTTGAGATTACTGAAGCTCTTAATGGCTATCTTGAATCATCCTTTGGCAATTCACTATATTAAAAAGCGTTATCCTTCTTCATCATACAATGGCGGAACAACATTTACAAAAGACATGATCAATAATCTTCCACTACCTTCGATCAGTAGTGAATCCGAAGATCGTTTAGTTGAGTTGATTGATCAAATTTTGGTGTTGAATTCTGTGGAGTATGATCGTATAAAAAAGATTCACTCAGAACTAAACGACATAGTATATGGTCTCTATATGATCTCAGATGAAGAACGTAAGCAGATAGAGAAATGTAACTGATCAAGTTAATTGGTAAATGTATATAGGACAATGCTATGGAAAACACGTTTACTCCGAAGGGGGATTGAATGAGGTTGTTTAAGATAGATCGTAAGGATATTTTAACCGAAGTTAGAGAGACTAAGATAACAAAAGAAAAAACCTTACAGAAAATGACTGAGGATAATCTGGGCTTGATTTTCGGTCTTGAATTGGTATGCTCAGAATTCGCAGTTGACAATTATAGACTCGACACACTTGCTTATGACCCTGAGACAAATTCTTTTGTTATTATTGAATACAAGCGTTGCGAAAACCGAAGTGTGATTGATCAAGGTTATGCATATTTGGGTAAGATGTTGGATCGTAAGGCGGAATTTGTTTTGAAATTTGGAACTATCAAGAAAAAGATGTTTGTTGCAGAAGACATCGACTGGGCTCAATCTAGAGTGTACTTCGTATCTACTTCATTTAATAGCCATCAAATGGGCGCTCTTATTTTCAACGATCTGCCAATATCACTTTGGGAAGTCAAGCTATATCAAGACGGTTTCATATCGTACCGCAGAATAGACCATACTAGTACTGGCACAAGCATTAAAAAACTAGCTCGAAAAGACTCAACAATGAGAAAGGTCTCTAAACAAGTGGTAGTGTATACAGAAGAATATCATACAGGCAGAGCAAGCGAAGATACCATTGAGCTTTATGAAGCCTTGAAAGAGGATATACTTTCAAGATGGAATCTGATGGTAGAGCCCAAAAAACACTATATAGCCTTTAAGAAAAAGTCTAACGTGGTTGATATCATTATCCAGAAATCCCAGCTAAAAGTATTTATAAATATACCGAAGGGGAAGCTAATAGACAACTTGAATCTTGCAACTGATGTATCTGGTATCGGAACTGTTGGGAATGGAGATTATCAAGTTATCATAAATGACGACAGCAATTTTTCCTATGTCCTTAGCCTGATTGAGCAATCAGTTAAGCTTCACACATCGGATTAATACAGCATTGATATGAGACGATACTGGTTAATCAAGTCATTGAATGAAAGAACAGCTTGAAGAGGTGTTTATGAACGACGCACTTAATGCAGCCCATAATCTTACTGGAATTGTATTAAAATCTGGTTGGGAAGTTCTTGAAAAGATACCGACTGATAACACTACTGGAGGGTACTTCTCAGTTTGTTATAAAGTGAAGAAACAAGACAAAGAAAAAGTCAGAGTCTGCTTCCTTAAAGCGTTTGACTACATAAAGTTCTTTAGTCTGCCAGGTGGTGAAAATATTGCAGACAGAATGGCCGAAGTAACCAATGCCTTTGTCTACGAAAGAGACATCTCGAAGGTCTGTAAAGATAATCATGTCAGCAAAATCCTAGCGGCAAATGAAGCTGATATAGAGATACTGCCAGAATATGTCATTCCTCAAGTCCCTTATCTGATTTTTGATTTAGCCTCTTGTGATGTCCGACAGAAAATTGCGTACACTGGTGAATGCAATATTGCTTGGAAGTGTAAATCTCTACATAGTGTTGCAGTTGGTCTGAAGCAACTTCACTACATTATGGTCTCTCATCAAGACCTCAAACCTTCTAATGTGTTAGTGCTAGATGATGACACATTAATCGGGGACTTGGGCAGATCACAATCTCCACTCCATAAATCTCCGTTCAATGATCAGGAGTATTCTGGAGATTACACATATGCCCCACCCGAGATAATGTATGGAAGTTACAATAAAGACTGGAAACTTCGTGCTTTCGCCATAGACTTATATTTACTCGGTAGTTTGGCCGTCTTCTACTTTACTGGATTTAGGTTTTCTACACTTCTTTATGATAATATCCCTGATAATTTTCATTGGAGAAACTGGCATGATAGTTTCGATTCGGTAAAAGACTATTTGCTAAATGGCTTCTCTGTAGCTCTCCAAATAGTTAAAGAGGAATTGACGAGAAGCATTGGTGATAATATAGTAACAAAAGACTTGTTGGACATTGTGTCGTATCTATGTTACCCATTTCCCGAAATGAGAGGACATCCTAAAACTAACCTAGTTAAGCAAAGTGTTACAAACGGAAATCCTTACGATCTAGAAAGAGTAGTGTCTGCTTTCGATCTATTGCAATTTCGGGCACGATTTCTTAGCAGGTAAAGTATGGCTGTATTTACTGTAAACAAAGACAGAAATGTTATTCCAAACTTCCGAAACCTGACCAAAACAACACAATTAGGTGAGCTGGATTCAGTAAACCAATGCTCAGTTAGTTTGATACCCAGCTTTCATGATATTCAATCACTGGCATCAGATTGGAAAAAAACACCTTCATTAGTGATAGCATTAGACTTAATGAATCATGCAATTCTATCAGACAATAAAAGCTTAACTGAGGCAATAGAAGCGGCCAATTATGTTTTTTCGCATCCTGATTCAACTCAAAGGCAGAAGGACTTTGCCGGTAAGTTCATCGGAAAGGACATCCTCAATGAGAATCATAACTACAATGTGTCTTTTCAAGATTTTCTGACGGATGAGAATCGCCAAAGGATAAGGCACAAGATTAAAGATCTTAAATCATTTGTAATGATTTATATTCGAAATCCATTTGCATATGTTGAGTTAGCCAGATTGTACTCAATCGTTGGCAATAAAAAGCAGGCTATCAGATCGATAACAACAGCAGCTCATCTAGCTCCCCATAATAGATATGTCATTAGATCATTGATCAGGCTTGCCGTGCATTATCATGAAGAGGATTTGGCCTTATTCTGCCTGCGCCAAAACCAATATCTGCTTAAAAAAGATCCATGGATATTGGCTTCAGATATTGCTGTCACAACATCATTATCTCTACCAGCTACTAATGTCAAGAAAGGTATCCAACTGCTTGAGTCCTGGAACGATAACATGTTTCACATATCTGAGTTAGCAAGTGCAATAGCCACTCTAGAACTAATGAACGGAAGTCGAAAGAGAAGTAGAGGTTTTTTTAAGAAAGCAATAGAGAATCCGAATGACAATACACTTGCACAGGTTGAATGGGCAAATAGTAAAGATTCTCTTCTTAACATCGACGTGAATTACGAGGATCTAAATACTTTTTATGAAGCTAAAGCTCGGGATTCTTATTTAGCCAAAAAATGGCAAGATGTTATTGAACTGACTCAAAAGTGGTTCGTGGATCAACCGTTTAGTAAAACGCCTGTGTTGATTGGTGCTGATGTCGCAGGCTCTGTTTATCAAGATTACGATACAGCCTCTATGTTTTGTAAAGCTGGATTGATATCCCATCCTAACGATCCTCTGCTATTGAATAATATTGCATACTATCATGCATTAAAAAACCAGACAAAAGAAGCCCTCGAATACTTAGATAGCATTAATTTCGCTAATGCTGACCAGATTACACAGCTATGTGCAAAGGCTACCCGGGGTTTGATTCACTTCCGTAATAATCAGTTCCAGCAAGGGCGAGTGTTATATCAAGAAGCTATTGAAGCTGCATATTCGAATAATAATGAATATTTGTATTTCGTTGCGTACCTAAACTATGCGAGAGAAGAGATTATAGCCAATCCCGCCCAAAGACAGACATTCATTGAGCAGGTTGAAAAAATACCCGGAGGGTTGTCTTTGGACATTGACTGTTTAAAAGCGTCGATCATTGGAAATAGAGATTGATGTCATTATCCAATGATTGCAATTAGTCGCTGAAAAGTACGGTTGTTGTTCTGCACTTCCAATGAAACGGTGGAAACGGAGTATGCACTCCGGAGACTCCTACGGGGTTCATCTCTGAGTCGTACTCGATCTGATCATCCTTGATCCAAGGGGCAAGAGCTTTGATGTATTCCCGGGCATCATCAAGGCTATTGGACTTGGTATCCAGAGCCATGAGGTTATCCATCACTTCAATGGCATCGTTCAGGGGATATATCTTGTCCTGGGCTGCCAGAGCCCGGCAAATGTCGCTGGTGCGGTCATCCAGGATCACCACTAGCTTGTAGTATCTTGCTTTGGCTTTCTTGTATCCTTGAAGCCTTCCGAACTCACGTATTCTGAGTGCTGTGTGCTCTGCCAGGCCCTGCCAGTAATGAGAGGAGCGGTTGGCGAGGTCATTGAACTGATCTTTGAGGGTGTCTGCCAGCATCTCTTTGGTATAGCCTTGCTCGATAGCTTTGGAGAGGGTATCTGCAAAGTTCTGCCTGACATCAGCTTCAAAGTGATTGCCGATCCAGAACAACTGCTGTTTCTGGATAGTGGATGAGAGATACTGATCTTCGATGCCCCAGAGTCCGATGCTGGTCTTGGTGGGGGCTTGCACTTGAGTGTCTCTCAGTCCAAGCCGCACACAGCGGTCTATTATCGCTTTGGTGGGATCATTGACCAGGGCTGCGAAGTCATCTCCCAACTGGGTATTGATGATGCCCATAAGCTTATCTATAGAGTCCTTGTTTAGCTTCTCTGCTCGCGGCATGTCACTCAGCATCTTGATGGCAAGCCCGGCAGCATCCTTGATCTCAGTCTTCCAAGCATTGTTGAGGACCCGGTAGTATTCAAGCATGAGCTTATCGTAGTAGTTCATTAGAAGGAGAATCTCCTGACCTTGACCCTGTTCCTGCCGATATCGTATTCCGAGAAGCGTTCCAGACATCCGGCCAGAGCGTCACATCCATCGATATAGCCATCAGGATAAGTGAGGAACTGGGATATCAGGGTGGGAGTATCCTGACCCTCCGGAAAGAGCACCTTTGCCGTCTCAATGATGGTCTCGGTTCTCTCGATGCGAAGGTTCTTGTTATCTTTGTTATCTATGCGCTTGATGCGGTGACTGATGGGTGGCAGATGGTTATCGGTTGCCCATCGATCAAAGTCTGCTAATATTCTGCCTTGTCCGTAAGTGGTTTCGCAAGCTGCCCTGGCTTTCACTCGGTAGGTGCGATCCAACTCCTGATAGGCATCATAGTAGCATCTGAAGAACTTTGTGTTCTCAGTCTGCCGTATCCATGCATGAATCACATAGAACCTGTTTCCATCATAGCCTATGGAGATGATGGCTTTGAAGCAGCCTTTCTCTCCCCAGGCAGGATCGGCATAAAGCCAAACCCGCTTCATCCTGGCTGGCTCAGGTAGAGATCTATACTTGGTGAACCAGTGGTTCTTGAAGATGTTCCCCTCGATTACTGGCTGACCCAACATCTCCCTTTGATAGCCTGTCAGGCCGAACTTGGCTCTTAAGTTTGGCAGAGTGGCAGTAGGGTATTGATCTTCCCATATAGACTTGCCATGCTGATCTTCGAGAGAGAAGCGTAAAATCGCTTTTTGGTGCGTTTTCAGAACCGACTGGTATCCCAAGTCCAAATCCGGGTTATCGGCCCGCATTTCGCCTAGTATGAGTTCCTGGAACTGACAGATGGCATAGTTGGGGTGTACCAGGTTACCGAGCCAGATTATGCGGCCGCCACCCTCTGGTGCCAGTGCTCCGGCAAGCTCCTGGGAGATCTTCTCCATCCTACGTTTACCGATGGACTGGTTACCCATGTTCTCTTCTTTATCGATATCATCACAGACGATCAGTCCGGGCCTCTTAGCTGTCTTGGGATTGATAGTTCCTCTATGGCTCTGCTTGATACTCCTGGCTCTGATCCTGGCTTTATTCTTGAGATAGAAGTCCAGATCGAAGGCATCCACTGGCTGCAGCTCAGGATAATCGATGGTGAGCCGCTTATTGTTCTGCAGTTCATGTAAGGTAAACGCTGTCCTCTCCTGTGCCAGATCTATGTCTGCAGCAGTATGGATTATGTAGCGCTCACCTTTGATGATCATCCAGATCGGATAGACCACTCCCATGAGAACCGTTTTGCCCAGCCCACGAAAACCGGTAATGGCGATGATGCCTGAGCCCTTATCAGTCTCATCGAACATAGTCTCGTGCGCTGGGCAAAAAGGTAGTGGGAAGATATGCGGGAAATAGGTATGGCAGAAGAACGAGAAAGCATCCCATCCCTCTGCAGTTGTCCTCCTGATCCGTTCTGCTTTGGCTTCGGGATTATCGTCTATAAAAGGCAAGACGGAGATCGTTTTGGATGCGATCTCCGTCAGAGCCTTGTTATGCCGCTGAATGAACTTCTTAGGCATAACCGGGTAACCCCCCGACGCCCAGGGGAACGGGCGTCGGGGACCCGGAGGTCGGAGGACTGACCATGTCGGGTTGTTGGCTTGGAGGCTGTAGGTAGGTTGGAAGGTTCAGCGGAGCCGGAGGCAACGGCTCCGCTGTTCTGTAGGCTTGGAGGGTTTGGAGGGTAGGTTGGTTTGTTGGTTTGGAGGCAACCATGTCGGTGGCTGTATATCTATCCATTTCTAACTCTTAAGAATTCTGCAAGATCAAGGACAACGCCCTGGAACTGCTTGAGCAAGGTCTCGTGTCCCTTCTCGATCATGTAATCAGTTACCTGATCCAGGAAGCGTACGATATAATCGTTCAATTCCTTGGATGGCTCTGAGTCTTTCTGGTTCTGCTTGATCAGGCTTACCAGACTCTGCAGAGCGGTATCGGCAGGATTCTTGGCATATTCTCGCAGTGCCTGGATGAGTGCCTTCTTGCGGGCTAAGCTGATCTCATGGTCGAGCTTACGCTCTTCCTTGAACATCTCGTCCCACTTGCCGGACTTGATCCACTTGCGGACGGTGATATCGGAGACTCCGAAGATCACCGCCAGCTCAGTGGGTTCGGTCTTGCCGTTCAAATAGGCTTCTTTGCAGTTATCCCGCTTGATGCGGAACTCGATGGAGTTACTCATACTCGGGCTTGACCTGATTCTTGGTGATGTATTGGTTAAGGTCTTTTCCGGAGCAGCGCAGCTGTCCGTTTTCAGTAGTGCGAAATGCACGCAGAGGGTTGGCAATGTCTCTGATCCAACGATAGACGGTTTTCCTGCTCACTCGGAGAGCGGCAGCAACCTCGTCCGGTCGGTAGTTGCGATTGACGTCGAACACTTTCATTGGCTCCTCTGCTGTTATCGTTTCTATGGATGCCATGTTTCAATCTCCCTTGCTTTGATCAAATCAGGGTGGGCTATCATGAGACAGTATCTACAGGGCACTGAAGTTCAGTACGATTCGGTTGTAGTTACCAGCCTCGTCTCGCACTGCGAAAGAGATGTACTGCTTGGTGGAAGTGACCAGGATAGCTTTATCGATCAGTTCCATAGCTTCTTTCCAGACCGGGTCTTTGATCTTGTATCTGCGCAGGGCGAAGATGCGATAACGAGCCAACTGACCTCGCTTATCAACTTGGAAGGCTTCGTTGATGATGGCCTTAAGATTGTCACTCGAGTCGGCAGACCAGGCTTTGATGCACTCATCTATCTTCTGCTTGGCGAGTTGCAGCTCGATCCCGAACTGAATCTTCTCCCGGAAGCGCATCTCGATGCGGAATTTCTCATCGAAGCTAATGAGCAGGGCATTGCCCTTCCATTCGAGGCCATTCCTGCGAGCAGCGTCGTTCAGATAGTTCTCGATGATCTGGATCATTTTCTGTTTGTCAGATAGAATCCGTTCCTGCAGTTTGATGGCGCAGTCCATCGCTTTCTTGACTGCGGCGTCCTTTTCCACTATTTCGGTGTGCAGCACCTTGACTGGGAATTCCCTACCTTGAGCATCGGTTAAGGTGCGTTCTTTGATTGGCTTGCTCGCTTTACTCATTTGAATCCTCCTTAGGATCGCTTTGATTATTCGGTGATTGATTGATCTCTTGTTTCTTGATGTAGGACTGGAACATGGCGATGACCGCTCTGCGCTCCTTCTTGGTGAGCAGGTTCCAGTGGCTTTTGGAATAGTGGCTTATCGTGAATGCCCGAAGCTGAGACTCGGTCCAACCGACTTGCTTCATCAGGGCATGCATGTACTTGCCCTGCTTATCGTAGTTGTATTCGAGAGGTCGGCCATGCCTGCGGTACTTGAGCATGATGGCCTTGAACTCGAGTAGCTTGTCCTCGGATAGGGCTCTGAGCGAATCGCCATAGCCCATGCCGTTCATGATGAACTTGAAAGCTTCAATCGGCCAGTGGAACTTCTTGACCCTGAGGCCGTGAATCTGTTGACGTAGTTTTCGTTCTCTCTGTTCCTGATCCATAGAATGCCCCCGATTGGCTGGTCTTACAGTGCTTGTTGTAAGTGTTGATCCATGCGCTTCTTAGTTTTGTACGGCGCTCTTTGCTTGGGTGGCATCCCGGCCTTGCTGCGCAGTTCGCCTAGGATGCCCTTGATCACAATCGATCCCACCATGGGGATTTTCTGGGGGTCTAACACGCAGTATCCGCTTTGATCGATGCCGATTACCTTAACCGAAGCCATTGCCTCCAGATAGAGATAGATCCACTGCCTGCTGCGTCCGTAGATCGAAGCGAGGTGCCGGATGCTGCGTATTTTCTGGCTGGCGATAACCTTAAGCAGTCTCCCGCACTCCATCTTACTGAAATCCAATTTCTGCGAATGCGTGTTAACCAACTTGAAGTCATAGCGATGGGCATAGACATAGATCTCTTCATCCTTACAGATACGCTTGATGTTGCCTTCGGCTAGCATCGTGTGCATAACCTCGTTGACGATCTCCAGGGGAGCGTCCGTCATCTCGCAGACCAGTTTCTGGTTGAAGGGACGTCGGAACTGGAGCATGAAGCGGCGTACCAGATCTTGCTGTGTCATAAGGCCTCCCTCAGCACCAGCTCAGATAAGGGGGTTTCTTTGTCAGTGCGGGTTTCCAGCATATGCATGACCTTCATGGCCTGCCGCAGGTTGCCCTTACTGTAGTTCCAGACGAAGTCTGTGGTGGTCTTATCGACCGGATCGGTCATCACTTTCTTGGTGACTTTCATGATATCCTCCTTGGTGTTATCTTGGAATTCGTAAAAGTAGTTGCAGCGGTCAAAGTAGTGGGAATCGATGCGGGATAGTTTATCCTTGGCTTCCTGCATCCCGATCAACAGGATCACTGCCAGGGTCTCGTCAGCCAGGTCCCGGATCGAACCTAGTAGTTGGTAATAGCGGAAGGCATAGTCGATCTCATCGATGATGATCACCGCATCCTGCTGTTCACATAGGACTTGAACACACTGCTTGAACAGCGTGTTGGTCGATCCATGCGGGATGTAATCGCCATAGCCATAGTTTCGGTATAAGCTGCTTAGCAGTTCTTTGGCGAAGGTCTTGGGAGTTGATGTAGCTTCCAGGCGCAGGTATGTATAACCATTGCGGAAGGCCGTTCTGGTGGCGAAGGTGGTCTTGCCCAGTCCCGGTTTGCCATAAAGCATGCCCAACCCGACGATCTCCTGCTTGGGTCGTGTGAGCAGGAAGTCGATGCACTGCTGGGCTCTGATCACATTGACGGTTTGGATGAGTTTTCCTTGTTCCATGATTATTTCCTCTCTACTCCGATCCGGTTCAACATCTCTTTCAGGCTGATATCCGAGCTTGGATGCTTAGCCTGGTTATCACTATCGTCTTTGGTCTGCTCCTGGATTATTTCCGCTTCCAGCTTCGCCATCTCTTCCAGCGGTTCCGGAACTTCTTGAACCACCGGATTCTGCTCGTGGATAACTATCTGTTCCAGCCTGGCTATCTCCTGCTCAGGACCCGGCAGGGGAGCTTCCAGCATTGGCGGTTGAATGAAGGTGGGGTTCGCAGTAGACATCAGCAGCGGCCTGACCAGGTTCTCGACTACATCCGAGCTATGACGGACGGTGAGTTTGGTGCGCCTCTCGATCTGTTTGTGGTAGCGTTTGATCTCCCGGGTTTCCTTGTTCAACTCGGCTTGGGAGATGGGATTGCTCTTATCGAGATGTACGAAGGGATTCTGCGACCTGCGAACCTCGGCTTGGCAGATGAAGTTGTCTTGCAGGTCATAGACCACGATCCAGCGCAGATCTGCCATATCGTAGCGGATAATGACTTCCTTGCCGATGTGTTCCATCAGCTTCGTATCCCAGTACATCAGCTTGTTGAGAACGATGCCGTTATTCCGCAGGGTCTTGCGTTTCTCGGTCATCATCAGGAAGTTGAGCCGCTTGGCTTCGATTTTGCGTTCCGCTGGCGGCTTGACTGCGCTATACACCGACCAGGGGGTCTTACCGCCCAGTCCGCTGTGTGGAGTCTCGCCATACATCTTGCGGATATAGAACCCAATCATCTGCATGGCCTCTTCCAGAGTGGGAGGATTGGCTTCATACAACTTCTTTGCCCACTTCTCGTTGCGCATCAGCGTGGCTGGTTTATCGGCCACCGATGCTCCCCGGAAGCTGCTGATGAAGCGTTCGAACTGCTCCTGGAAGGTCTTGAAGAACCGTTCGATGATCTTGGCTTTGGCATTGTAGCTTTCTGCGAAGGCCACTTCGATGCCCAGCCTGGGGAAGATACCCGCCAGGTCACTGGTGAGGTCATGATCCTGCCACTTCTCATTGAACAGCTTTGATCTGAAGGCTTTGCCGTTATCGAGATAAACGTACTTGGGAACCCCACCCCAGTTGAGGATGGCATTTCTGAAGGCGATCTGGATGTGTTGGCTGTCCTCGGTATAGGCGAGTGCCGCTCCTACCGGATAGCGGCTTGCCCAGTCAAAGACCATGATCATGGTCATGCGTTGGGCTTTCCCGGTCTTGGGATTGACGATGTCGAAGGCGAGGGTATGACCATCGGCTACCCAGACCTGACCCACTTTCAGTAGCTCATTATCCCGTTTGATGGTCTTGACGATCTCTTCCGCCACTGCCTTGCTGCCTTGCCTTGCCTGAGTCCAGACGGCAGGATTGTTCCGCATGTAGTCTTCGCACCAGCGTCTCAGGGTCGGTATTGAACTGGGAGATTCCAAAGAACCCAACCTGGCATAGCTCTTGAGGGTCACGATGGCAGAGCCGATCTTGATCTTCTGAGGCGAGAGCAGCAGCTTCATCAGGAAGTGCTGTTCCAGATAGGTAACCTTGCGGCCCCGGACTTGGTTCTTGCTCTTGTGGATCAAGGCGAACATATCCCGGTTGCTTTCAGTGTACTTCTCCACCCATAACCTTAAAGTACGTTCCTGCCTGATTCCCTTGATCGCTTTCAACTCGGGCACCAAGAGCCCTGCATTGTATTCCTTGGCGATCAGCTTCCACTCTTCCAGCTTGGCTTCCGTCTCAGCCAGGCGATTCAGCACCGTCTCGCAGAACTGGGAGTGGAGTTGAGCCTCGACCATGCAACTGAGCAGTTCCTTGCTCTCCGGCTCCAGATTCAAGCTGGCGGCTTCGATCTGCTCAGAGATCGTTACGGGCTCGATAGCCTGTGTTTCCTCTTCCTTATATATAGGAGAGGCGATCTCAGTTGATGTTGGCGCTTCCTGTACATTTTCGACGGGAGCAGGTTTGATTCTGCCGACCACCTTCGCATTTATCTCCGTTTGGATAGTTTTATCTGATCCATTGGCATACTTCGTGAACTTGATCGGGACTCCGGACTTGATTAGTTCCGCTATCCTCCGGCAGTCTGCGTCATATTCTGCTCTGTCATACTGGCCGATGATCTCTTCCAGTGTTTCCATTAATCCTCCTTGTATCCTACTTTGATATATGCTGTGATGAACCGGCAGTCCCGTTTATCGGAGCCCATGTTCATCAGCTCCCGATCCAGGCAGACTCCCTGCTGGTTCTTACTCTTGCAGTCGGCTATCTCCAGATCGAGAAGCTCACCTGCCGCCAGAACGAAGGTCTTGGTGGTATGGCTCTTCCCGCTGGGCACCAATCTGTTGACCGCAGGCAGGTTTCCTTCTTTCACCAGTCTGCGGATCGTCTTGATCGACTTGCCTGTCAGTTCTGCCACCCGTGCAAGGGGCAGCCAGATCATCGTAAAATCTCTCTCCATTTCATATCCTTCCCATGATATCCGATTACCTGTAATTGGACTTGGACAAATTGTAGGTGCCGGACTTGGACTTGGACATGGACATTCCTCTGGACTTGGACATGGACTTGGACACGGACTTGGACATTTTTCGTAGCACTTGGACACAATTTCGCACAAAGAATGGATATTGTGCCCGGATGCTATGCGCAGTGAGAGTTTGAAGCCATTTTGTCCAAGTCCGAGTGGATATGGTTGGACTTGGACATTCTGCACTAGGCAGGCTTCGCAGCTCGATTTTTTGCACTGTTTCGCGGTCATTTTCACCTCTCTGGTTAGTTTTAACATGGTGCTAAGTACCTTGCATCCAATATCTTGGGAAGTCCTTTCTGCAGTCCGGCGGATTTTTCCGGCACTTTTCTGAAGGGCGCTAAACTCGCTGGCACGAATGCCATTGGGATAGACCCCCTCCGAAAATAATCATTGACACAACTATACGGCTATATATTGATGTTCTGAGTTCACTATAAATCCGTATGGAAATATGTCAATGGCAAATTGAACAATGGAGGTATTATGGCAGCCCCAGAGGTTGGACAACGGTTGGCTATGCTGATGAAGAGTATGAAGTTAAAAAACTATCAGTTCGCCAAAAAATATGGCATCTCGGCCGCCTCGTTATCGAGGTATAAGGCCGGAGAGCGCTACCCAGATCCCGAACTTTTACTCAAGTTATCCGAGTCTGAAGTGAATGTAAATTGGCTTCTGACTGGCAAGGGTACGACCCGGATCGTGAAGGATTTTGACGGTTGGATGAAGGAGAGACTGGAGGAGAAACTCAAGGTCGTCGATAGCAAGACCGGGCTAATCCAATCCCCTACAATAGATTACACTCGCACTGTGAACCTCACGATTATCGGCGATATTTCCGCCGGACCCAGAGAGCACATCATAGACTGCCGGGATTTAGGCGAGAATATTGAGCTCCCTCGTTCCTTGCTCCCAGGGCAGACTGATAAGTATATGGCATTTAGAGTAAATGGACACAGTATGGAACCCAATATCCTGCATGAGGACATCGTGGTCATCAAACAGGAGCTGGATTGGGAAATTGCCAATGAAAAGGTCTGTGCGATCAGAGCCGACGATGGAGTCACTCTCAAGAAAGTGGAACTCGATCCCACCAATAGACGTATTATTTTACAGCCATTTAATTTAGACTACAAAGTCCAGATTATAGACTCAGATCAGGGTCTCGAAGCATTTCTGATTGGAGTTTTGTCACTTCAGTTGCGGCTTTTCTAAATCGGTATTTTGGGCTGGAGCTGGCGGATGTCCAACTCCAGTCCAAAAT